CAATCGGAGGCATATTACGCTTTCGCACTCCGTTAACCCGCTCGCGAAATCGTTGCAACATTGCTTCCGTGTCCAGCGTGTTGATCACTGTTCTTCTACCTTCTTCTTCTTGGCTTCTGCCTTCTCTAGAAGGTACTTCTGATATTCCTTTTCCCGTTCAGCCATAATCTGTCCATGCGTAAAGGTGTCTGTTTGCTGATCAAGACCCATTAGTAAGTTTCCACTTCCTCTGTTGCCTGCTCTGCGCCAAACGTTAGCCGAATGACTTCAACCTGACACTTCTCAAACTGATCTGTATCCATATTACGACCCGGCTTCTCTCCTGCGAAGCCCTGCTCTCTGAACCACCCGCGGAACTCGTTCTTCTGGTCTTCGCTAAGCGACTTGAAGTTGCCTACAAAGACTTTCCACTTTTCTGCATCAATGGGATAGGACTCTTCGATTTCCAACGTCAAGGCTTCTTCGCTTCGTGCCAGATGCAAGGCGATGCCAAGACCTTGACACGCCTTCTTGAAGGCATCACTGGTTGCAATCTTGAAATCGTTTCCAAGATCCATCACCCCGCCACCCTTGAGCATCTTGATCTTGGTTCCGCCATACGCTTCCTTAACGGCGGTTGTTCCATCAATGGTTGCAACAACCCGAACATGAGAAATCACATGCTCTTTGTATTCGGGCTGGACATGGCATTTTAGAACTTCATAGTTCCATCCACCCGTGCCAAGCACCTTGTTCAACCGGGCGATGTATTCCGCCACGGCAACATAATCGAATTGACGCCCTCCAAGAGAACGCTGATAAATAAGTGTCTCGTCAAATGGTTCTGCTAGTTGATCGGCTTGTGATTTTTCAGCCACGGTCGTTACTCCTATAGATAAGGTTGGTATTCGGTTCCCCGACATCGCAATACTCGTCGGCATCAATTCCTAAATCACGCAAAGCCTGCACCCTCCAATAAGAGACGGCTCCGTATTCCAGCAACTCTTTGATCATCTGTCGGGGAGTTTTGGTTATTTCTCCGGTGTCCATGTCAATGGCGGTATCAGAGATTCGTTGAGCGACCAGTTCCACCAACCTGTCATGATCCCACTTTTTGCGCGGCGCACCAGTCTTGGTTTCCATACTGAACTGTTGTGCCTGAAACGGGCTTCGATCCCAATCGGAATCCAGCAGAATCGACTTGGCTTCCTCCTGCAAAGATGCGATAATTTTTTTTGCCTCAGACAGTATGAATCCCAAATGCACCAAACGGTAAATTCGTTCTGGGTCTTTGGTTGTCCGTTCCATGTGGACGGAGCCATCCAACTTGTTTAGCATTTCCGAAAGTTCCTCTTGGATGCCCACAGGTTCCTCTCCTAGTAGTAGTTGAAAACAAGATAGCACAGGGGTGAGACAAGCGCAACCGGCGGGTGGGCGAACAGGTGTTCGATTTTTCGCGTTTTTACTAATGTACTTTATAAGTAGTAATACTTACTAACTAAGAGAATCGCTACTCTGGGAGCAGGAGGGCGAGAGTTCTTGGCCCTCCAAACGGAGAGCCAAGATTTACTCCGGTCACAGTCGGACTGTCGTAAATGGCACTTTGCGCTTTGAACAGAAGCGGTCGGTCAGCGGGCATCCACACTTCATCCGATTTCGTTCTGGTAATGGTGCTGACTGCTGCCGAGTTCCACCATGAAGTGTAGGTCAGTGCGCCCTACCACTGGGCGTGAAAATTCCAAGCCCCTCTAACGGGCGAACGACGCTGGTCAGGCGACGCCGGGGGAACCGGAAGGCAGAACATAACCCCACCGCTGAAAGATGTCAAGTCCTAAATAATGATCGACACCCGGCCACGCTGTCGATGGCCCAAACCGGCGACCTCGTTGAAGCAGGAAGAGGTGGCATCCACCTGATCGTCGTGCCATGCCGCCTCTGGGAAAGTTGCCACTTCGTCAAGGAAGTCTGAAATGTACGGCCCTCTGACGAGCCTGACGTTTCCGTTGGCAACCGCAGCGGACAGAGGTTTGGCACGGGTAACTTTGTCGCCCGTGGAACGAATGCCGATGAAGTTGATGCCGGGTAGGACGTAGCGGGCGTATTGGTCGATCAGGTTTTTACCGCTGCTTCCCGGCTCCTGTTCCATCCGGACGGCGACATGGGGGCCATCCAGTTGGGCGGTCTGTGCGATCAGTTTTTCTATGTCCGCTCCGTTCTTCCTGCACCTCTGGATGTCGATGATGTAGAACACCCCTTGGTCAAATGCTCCGAGGACGCCGACGGTCCAGTCGGGATCCGGGTTCACATGGGATGGTTCGGTGGCAGCGAGATCCCAGAATCGGCACCATTCGGGGTCCACGAAATCAGGAAGGTCGTTTGGCTCCATGATGACAAAGTTCTCACGGTCGAACAGGCTTCCTGAGGACACTGCCCACCAGTCGCCGTTTTCCAATCGTTGGCGTTCGATGGGGTCGATCTCTTGTAGGGCACGCCGGTATGACTCAGGGTCGATGCCGGGGTTGTCGTCTAGGAAACTAGGAACGAAGATTCGATCAGGACTCTTGTCTTTTTCTTCGATGAAACGTTGTCTTACCCAGTTAGGTGCGGGGTTGGACGCTGCACGCATCCTGAGTGGTACCTTATGAAGCGGACCAGAGTTCGGTTTACGCAACCGAGAGAAAAGATAACGATAATCAAATTCACGAATTTCAGTTACTTCATCCATTCCGATGAACTGGAATTCTGAAGATTTGTAACGAAGATAGTCATTTTGATTATTTAGATAACCGAAGGTTACTCTGGCACCAGATGGAAATGTAGCGACATAGGTGGAGCCGTTCCACCTAATCTCGTCGTATTCTTTAACCCATGAAAGAAATCTGTCCATGAGTGCGCCGGGAAGTGCGAGGTCGGCATATGTGCGTCGGAAGAGGATGGCGGAGTAATCAGGAATATCGACATATTGGAGAGCGGCCATCAACAAGGCAGATGATTTGCCGCCACCAGCGGCTCCACCGAACAGACCTTCAAGATGGTGGGCGCGTAGAAAAGTCTTCTGGGTCAGCGATGGGGTTTCTGGACAGAAAAGTGGATCCTTTGGTTGCAGGAACTCATAGATGTCCGACCAATCTTTCATAATGGGTTATGCTACCTTGAAACCTTTGCTGGAACGTGACAGGATATGAATGTGAGAAAGATTATCGCTTCTGTGGGACGTTCTAATATTGCTCATGTGTGTATGGTGTGTTCTGTAATACTATTAGGTGTAGGACTGGGTCAATTCCACATCGGTTGGGGAATCACGGCATGTGGACTTGGGCTGGGCATATACGGCTATCTGTTAGGTGCTGAATAAACATGGCTTGGAACTATAACAAGGCAATCCAACCTGACGAGAAAAAGGCAGTCTCAATTGGAGCGCCGGTTGCCTATAACGCTGGCCTTGTTGGCAAACCTTACACCGACGGTTGGGACATTGAGCGAGCCTATCGCGAAGGGGTCGCAAAAGTTACTTGGGTCTACCGTGCCATTGATGCCATTGCTAGCAACCAAGCACGATTGCCAATTATGTTCCTTCAGGATAACTCTCCGTTTGGGGAGCGGGTGGAACGTGAAGAAGAAAATACGAGCGTTACGAAAATTCTGAACCAGCAATCTAATGATGGCGAGAACTCTTTCGCTTTTCGGTATCGACTTTCTGCTCAGTTGTTGATGAGTACCCGTGGAGCGTTTATTGAGATCGTTCGTGGCCGCGGCGGTGACCCGGTGGCGCTACATCTGCTTCCTCCTCAGAACACGGCTCCGATCCCCCACGAAAAGAAGTTTGTATCGGCGTTTGAGGTTGAGTTGCCGAACGGCAAGAAACAAAATCTGAATCCGAAGAATGTTATTTGGATCCGTCGCCCGCATCCGCTGGATCCATATTTGTCTATGACTCCGATGGAATCGTCGGGTATTGCGATAGAAACTGAAACACTAGCAAAGTTGTATAATAGAAACTTTCTTTTGAATGATGGTCGGCCCGGTGGGCTGCTAGTTTTGCGAGGGCAGATTGATGACGATGACAAACAGGAACTCCAAGCCCGATTCCGAGGAAGCCTTTCAAGAGCAGGTGGTATCGGAGTTATTGCATCTGATGACGGCGCGGACTTTGTCGATACTGGTGCCTCCCCGCGTGACGCGGCGTATGAGTCTCTTAGACAGATTACGAAAGAAGAAATCCTTGCTTCCTTCGGAGTCCCCGAATCCATAATTGGTAACGCTTCGGGCAGAACGTTTGCTAACGCTTCCGAAGAGGGGCGTGTGTTCTGGTCAGAGACAATGGACCCGCATCTAGAACTATTGTCTAGGGGACTAGACATCTTGGATGAAAACTTTTATGTTACGTTCGATACTTCTTCGGTGCCGGTTCTGACGATAGGCAAGCAGGAACGTGATCGGTTCTATTTGACGGAGCATCAGCAGGGTTTGATCACCGCTAACGAGTATCGGGATAAGACTGGAAAAGAAAAGGTCGATTCCTATCTGGCGGATTCGATGTTGGCGAACCCGAACTTGGCTCCGATTGGAAACACCGAAGAGGCGATGACCAAGGAAGAGGCGATGGGCGGAGCGCAGGGTCCGGGCGGACCGATGCCTCCGGGCGCTGAGGGTATGCCGCCACCTGAAGGTGAGGCTCCTCCGGGTGAGGCACCTCCGGGTGCTGCTCCTCCGGGTGCTGCTCCTCCGGTTCCTGCACCCACGGCGGGTGTTCCTGAACCGGAACTACCTGTTGGCGAGTTCCCGATGCCGAAAGAGGGAACACCAGAAGGAATCGAAGTCAAGCATTTTGAATTGGGTGGCGAGTGGGAAAATAAAGCCGCACAGGATGTGGATCGCTGGGAAGCCATTTTCTCCCGGTCGTTGGAACGCTATTTTCAGCGTCAGGAGCGAGTAATCACTGAGAAGATTTCCGGAGCCAAGGCCAAGCGTTTACTGGGTAGTGGTGATCTCACTGTTGACGCCATATGGGATGTTGATACTTGGAACAAGCAATTGCGGGAAGACATGGCTCCGGTTATCGAAGGGGCGATGGTGGAAGCCACCGCCACGGCGTTGAAGGAATCTGATGAAAAGGTTGATCCTTCGGAGGAAGAGATCCAAAAATATATTGCGAGTCAGTTGCTGCGAACCGAAAAAGTGAATGAAACCACGAAGAAGGAATTGGCAGCGGCGATTTTGTTGGCGATGATGCTTTTGGGTGACGATGATGATTCGGCTCCAATTTCGGCAAAGATTGCTTTGTTGGCGACTTCTGTGGCGGCAGTATTTGTTGCGTTGCAGACGAAACGCTTGAAGCGGATTGCAGAGGTTGAGAGTAATGGCGCGTATAATGCTGGCCTGTATTTTGGTGGTCGCCGTGCTGGGGCTGATACTAAGACTTGGTTGACTCGCAAGGACGACAAGGTTCGTACTGGTCATGCGGTAATTGAAAGTAGGACTATTCCAATTGGGGATAGTTTTAAAAAGGGTGTGACTCTGAGATTCCCCGGTGATCCTTTGGCTCCGCCGTCTTTGACGATCAATTGTCGGTGCTTGTTGAAATTCGGGGATTAAGGGTTTTAGTAAACTACTTTTAGTAAACTTGCCATTTCAGGTTATGGTGTGACTGTATACTTCGGACAGTTCATCTATTTGGAGTCGCCCATGCCTACAATGACTGTTATAGAAGATGCAGACATCCAGTTTAAAACCCGTGCTGGTCAGGTCAATATTGACAAAGCGCAGGGCATTGTTGAATGTTTTGTCGCCGCGATTGGAAACAAGGATTCCGTGGGCGACATCATTGTTCCGGGGGCATTTACCGGTTCGTTGAAACGGCGTAAGCCGCGTGTCGTTTGGGGACACAACTGGAATGAGCCAATCGGCAAAGTGTTGACGATTGAAGAGGTCAAGCCTAAGGACAGTCGGCTCCCGAAGAAGATGTTCGATGCTGGAGTAGGTGGCCTGTACGCGCGGGTTCAGTTCAATTTGAACTCCCAGCGTGGAAAAGAAGCCTTTGCCAATGTTGCCTTCTTTGGCGAAGAGCAGGAATGGAGCATCGGCTACAAGACAATTGATGCTGATTACGACGCTACCCATCAGGCAAATGTTCTGAAAGAGGTGGAACTGTACGAGGTTTCGCCCGTTCTCCATGGAGCAAACCAGTTGACTGGCACGCTATCCGTGAAAGACAACGAGAAATCCGAGTGTGGCACAGAGGGCGAATTGTGTGCTGTTAAGAATTTGGTACCGGACGAGGTCGAAGAAAAGGTCGATGAAGAGGTGACCGCATTTGCGTCATTGCTTGAAACGGCGGTTAAGGGATCTT